CTTTGGGAGGCGGTCGACCTCACGACTGCCGACAAGACGCTGGACGCGGAGGATTCGTCGAAGGTGTTGAACGTCACGGGGTCGGCGACGTACGTCGTGACGTTGCCGGCGACGACGGCCGGTGCCGAGTACGTGATCCGTGCGGCGGCCGATAGCGTCGCGGTGATGATCTCGCCGAACGCGAACGACAAGCTGCTCGGGGCGGACCTCACGGGGACCGACAACAAGGATCTGATCCTCACGGCGGCCACGGCGAAAGAGGGCGACTACGTCCACTTGGCGTACGGCGGGGCCACGGGATGGATGGTCCTGTCGATGCGCGGGATCTGGGCGGAGGAAGCCTAGGCCGGGTGGTTCGTCAACGATGAGTTGACGCGGAGGAGCGACGATGGCTCTCGCGACGTATGCACATCTCGGATTGTCGATCGATTACACGCCGACGTCGGACGTGACGGCTGGCGACGTGGTGTTGTTCGGCGATCTAGTGTGCGTCGCGAAAGAGGACATCGATGCAAACCGAAAGGGCGCTGTTGCGACCTTTGGCGTATTCGACTTCGCCAAGGAAGCCGGGGGCGGGGTTACCTTCGCCCTCGGCGACCTGGCGTATTGGGACGCGACGAACGAGGTCGTCGTCACGACGGACGGCGGCGGAACGAACAAGCTCGTCGGCGAATGCGTCGACGACGCGGCGGCGGACGCGGACGATACCGCCCGCATCTTCTTGCACCCGTAGGGTGAAGCCATGCGGGACATGATCGAGTGGGGGTCGGAGTTCGTGAACGACCAACTCGCGGAACACGCGTCGCAAATGGTGACGTACCGGCGGGGCGAGGAAGCGGTTGACGTTCGGGCGACGGTCACGCGAACGGAGTTCGAGGTCGAGCGGGGGACGGTGGTCGAGACGTACACGGCGACGTCGTTTTCGTTCCCGGCGGAAGACTTGGTGCTGTCGACGGGCGAGACGGAGCCGGCGAGGGGCGATCAAGTGTGGTGGCTGCGTGGGAAGTCGACGATCGTATTCGAGTTGATGGAACAGCACGGCGGCGGGCAGGCGTGGGAGAAGGATGAGTTTCGGAACCGTTGGACGGTTCACTGCAAGGAGACGGAAACGCTGTGACCGCTCCGCTGATCGAACTTGCCGACGGGATTGTCACGGAACTCAACGCGCAATCCTGGACCCAGACGTTCACGGCGACGCGGGTCTATTCCCCGGTGGTGGACCTGAAAGACCTCAAGACGTTGTCCGTAATGGTGATGCCGAGAGGCGTGGCGACGACGATCGACGCGCGAGGGCGAGTGGGGCTCGAATTGTCAATCGTGATCGGGATCAGGAAAGCGTTGACGGCGTTGACGAACGCGGTTGTCGACCCGTTGCTGAACTTCGCGGACGAGATCACGGAGCATTTTCGGTTTCTCAATTTCAATCCCGTGGGGAGCGATACGGCGAAGTACGTCGGCGACGAAATGGTGACGGACGAGAACTGGCCGGCGTTCTCGACGGAAGACCTGGAAACGCAGCGGCAGTTCACGTCGTTGCATTCGTACACGTACCACTTGTTCCAATGATAAACATGCGTTTCAGGATGAACTTCCGCAAGTCGCATGTGATGTCGGTCATGCGACGCGAGGAGCGGCGGTACTTGTTCCGGGTTGGGGCGTTTGTCCGCAAGACAATGATGCGGTTGATGCCCGTGCGGAAGCGGCCGTCGGCGGTCGGGCGTCCACCGCATTCGCATACCAAGCGGTTGAAGCGGTCGATCCGGTTCGCGGTTGAGGACGCGGGAGTCATTGTCGGACCGTTGCGGGCGTGGTCGAAGTTGCGGGGATCGAAGCCAGGGCCGGCGTTGCTGGACCAGGGCGGTTGGGCGACGCGGCGGGATAAGGGGGCGGCGGCGAAGCCGATCCGAATCAGGCGTAGACCGTTTAGAGGGCCGGCGTTGGAGCGATCTCGACCGGAGTTCGGGAAGCTGTGGCGGGGGCGTAGTTCGTAGATAACGAGACGGGATCGCGCGACGGTGTCGCGTGATTCGTGACGAACGGCCAGTGCCGGTTAGCTACCGGCTAGAGGCTGTCAAACTCGCGGCCATTGACAGGGGTCGCGCGGCATTGTCGCGCGGTCCCTGTTCATTTTCCGGAGGGCCGCGACATGGCGATCAAGATTGGTTTGGACGGACTCCTGCAAATCGGCACGGCGGGATCCACGGCGACGACGGAGGTCGAGAACACGCGCGATGTGTCGTTTAATGTCGAAGCCGGCGAGGCGGACATCACGACGCGCGGATCCGTTTGGGAAGCGATCAAGGCGACGTTGCTAAGCGGAACGGTCGAGTTCGAGATCCTGTGGGACTCGGCGGAGGCGACCTGCACGACGATCCGCACGAACGCGTTGGCGCGGACGGCGACGGCGTTCTGTATCCGCGATTCAAGCGGCGGGCACGGGCTCGATGCGGATTTCTACATCACCCGGTTCGGACGCAACGAGCAGTTGCGCGAAGGGATGATGGTTCCGGTCACCTTGAAGGTAACGACCGAGAATCGCAACCCGGCGTGGGTCACGAGCTAGGGCGTTCTGTCTGTTGTTAGGGCGAGCGCTCGGCGGCGCGTAACCACGGGAGGGCCGATCGATGGCTTCTGGAGTTGTGAAGACGACGGGCGACATGGCCGGCCTGTCGATCACGGGCGAGACGTCGCGGACGGACGAGGCGACGGCGGGCGTCAACACGAGTCTGTCGGCCGCTTCGGCGGGAACGCTGTCGACGCGCACGGACGACGATACGGGCGTGGTCGCGGCGGCGACGGGCCACGGGATCTCGACAAGCGACAAGGTCGCGGTGTACTGGACCGAATCCGGCGTTACCGGAATGCGGTACGGCATGACGGCGACGGTGTCCGGCGACAACATCACGGTCGACGGTGGATCCGGCGACAACCTGCCGACGCAGGACAACGCGGTCACGATCCACAAGGAGGAGACGTACGCGGTCGCGTTCGACGGCGACGACATGTCAATGGTCGCGGCGCGTTGCGACGCGTGGGGCCATGTGCGTTTCGAGACGAGCGTGCCGGCGACGTTGAAGGCGGTCGAGTTGGAGGCGGGGCGCGTCTGGCATTGGGCGGACAGCGGCGAGGAAACCCGCCCGATCACGGGAACGGCGGTCGCGCAAGTGACGGCGAGCCAATCGGGATCGTCGGGCACGGCAAACCTCAAAGTCAAGGCGCTGCTAAACGCGGCATCCTAGTGGCGCGGCGGCGTGGCGCGATCAGATAGGGAGTTGACGACATGGGGAATATCAACGGGACGATCGTCGAAACGGTGACGATCGACGGCGTCGAAATGACCTCCGTCGGCACGGTCACGGGCGACGTCGGGGCGTGTTGCAGTTACGCGATCCCGGCGGCGACGTCCGGAACGGTCACGACGTGGACGGACGCCAATACGGGCGTGATTACGGCGAGCGGCCACACGATCACGACCGGGGATAAAGTCGACGTCTACTGGATGAGCGGATCCACGCGCGAGCGTCGCGTCGGCATGGATGCGACCGTCTCGGGGTCTGCGGTCACGGTCGACGGTGGGCAGGGCGATGATCTGCCGGACGTCGACACCGTCGTGACGATCGCCGAAGTGATGCAGATCGAGTGTGCGTGCCATCCCGCGAATCTCAAAGCGTGGGTGATGCATCTCGACGTCGAAGGAACGGTTTGCACGTTGGACTTCGACGGGGCGGTCGACGAGCAGATCGAACTGACGGCGAACGAACCTTACCAGAACATCGACGGCGTCCATACGAACTCGTTCTCCGCGACGTGCGGGTACCTCTGGGTATCCGTGGCGGGAACGACGGCGGGGACGTTCAAGTCGCAGTTTGTCGGAGACGCGCTGTAATGGCTCAATTCACGGACAACGCGGAACGGACCTGGCAGGTTGCGTTGAATGTCGACGCGATCACCCAGGTTCGCGAATCGACGGACTTCGATCTGTTGCTGTTCTTTGCGGGCGACACGCCGACGGAGCAGACGATCCTGCGGTTGCAGCGCGACCCGGTGCTGTTGGTCAATGTGTTGTACCTCGTGTGCAGAGAACAAGCGGACGCGCTGGGCGTTTCGGACCGAGACTTCGGTCGAGCGATGGCGGGCGACGCGATCGCGCATGGCACGGAGGCGTTGCTCGAAGCAGTTGTAAATTTTACCCCGAACCCGAAGGACCGGGAGAGACTGCGGAAGGCGCGGGGGATGGTCGAGGTCTGGACGGAGAAGGCGAACGAGGTTCTCGATCGGGAACTGGAGACGGCGCTGCCGAAGGAACTCGACTTGGCGTTGACGAGATTTACTCGCTCATTTGGGAGTGGGCTGGGCTCGTTGGCGTCCACCCAGGGCGATTCTCACTCCGCGAACTGAATTGGATGGTTCGCGGTCGTGTAATGCACGACTGGGACCAGACGGCGTTGATCGCGTGCCAGTTGCACAACGCCCACGTCACGGACGCCGAAGACGCGTGGGAGATCGAGGACGTCCACCCGTTGCGCAAGAAGCGGGATCCGTCGGAGCGGAGGCGAGACGAGATCATCGAATTGCCGAAGGCGGAGGCGTTCGACTTGTTCCGCAAGGTGTTCGTCGGCGACCAGGAGTGACGCGGCATGGTTGCGAGCGCGATACGAGCCGGCGACGGGTATGTCGAAGTCACCATGCGCGACAAAAAGCTCGCGCAGGGTTTGACGGCGGCCCAGGCCAAGCTAGAGCGGTTCGGCCGGATCACGATGGGCGTCGGCGAGCAGCTTCTGAAGATCGGCGGGACGATCGCGGTTCCGTTCGCAGTCGCGGCGAAAGTGTTCACGGGATTCTCCGATCAGATGCAGGCGGTTCGCGCGGTCACGGGCGCGACGCATGAGGACTTCCAGCGGCTGAACGAGACGGCGCGGGAGTTGGGGCGGACGACGAGCTTCTCCGCTCGCCAGGTCGCGGAAGGCATGACGGCGCTCGGTCGTGCCGGTCTCACGGCGAACGCGATCCTGCAAGCGACCGACGACGTGATGAACCTTTCGCGGGCGACGATGACGGATCTCGCCGAGACGGCGGACATCGCGTCGAATACGATGAACCAGTTCGGTTTGTCCGCGGCCGACATGACGCATATCGCCGACGTTCTGACGGCGACGGCGAACGGATCCGCCCAGACGCTGACGGATCTCGGCGAATCGATGAAGTACGTCGGGCGGATCGCGGCGGACTCGGGCGCGTCGCTTGACGATACGGCGGCGGCGCTGGCGGTGTTGGCCAATAACGGCGTTCGTGGATCGATGGCGGGGACCGCGCTGGCGAGGGCGTACAAAAACTTCGCCCAGGGGCCGATTCAGAAGCATCTCGACGAGTTGGGCGTAAAGGTCGCGGACGCGAACGGCGACTTTCGCTCGATGGTCGATATTCTCGCGGATCTCGACGCGGCGACCGCGAATATGGGATCCGTCGAACGGTTGAGCCACTTCGAGACGCTGTTCGGCCGAGCGTCTGTTGCGGCGTCGGCGTTGGCGTCGTCGACGGCGAAGCTGCGGGGCGGCCTGGGCGACGTGACGGGCGAAGCGGAGCGGCAGGCCAAGATCATGGATGCCGGCATCGGTGGCGCGTGGCGGCGCCTCGTGTCGGCGGCGGAGGGGATCGCGAACAAGTTGGGCGAGACGCTCGCGCCGGAACTGTCGCGGATGGCGGCGTGGTTGACCGAGACGGCGGGGAGGGTCACGGCGTGGATCGCGGCAAACAAGGAATTGGTGGTTGGCGTTGCCCGGCTGACGGTGAAAGTGATCGCGATCGGTGCGTCGCTGGTCGCGCTCAGTGCCACGCTGAAGACGATAGCCCTTGCGTTTGGGGCGGCGAAGTTGGCGTCGATTGCGTTCGGAAAGTCGCTGGCGATCCTGGCGGCGCATCCGGCGCTGCTGGTCGCGGGATTTGTGGCGTTGTCCTACGCAATGTCGCGGTTCCGCGCGCAGGCGGTTGAACTGAATGGCGAAATGGCGAGGCATACGCGGTTGGCGGATCTCCAGCGTGCATCGCACGCGAAGGGGCTGAAGCAACTGGAGATCCTGTCGTGGAACCATCGGCTCAACAATGAGGAAATGGCGACGGCGGAAGCGATCATCGCGAAGCTGACGGCGGCGTACGGGTCGCTGGGGATCACGGTCGACCAGGCGACGCGGACGGTCGAGGGGTTCACGGAAGGGCAGAAGAAAGTCCGCCAGGCGATGCAGCAGCAGGCGTTAGAGGACGTCAACGCGCAGATTCAAGAAACGCGAGACAACTTGGATCGGGTGCAGGAAGCGTTGCAGCGGGCGGCGGACAAAACGAAAAACCTGTTCTTCGCGTTCGGAACGACGATGTTCGGGTCGAAGGATGAGGTCGTCGCGCAGATGCAGGAATTGGAGCGGCAGGCGGACATGCTCGCTCAGAAGCTCAAGGAACAGGTGTCGCGTCGCGGCGAGTTGCTCGAACAGGGCAAGCGGCAGATCCAGCAGGAGAAGGAAGCGGCGGCGGCGCGGCAGGCGGCGGCCGACCCGATGATGATCGCGGACATCAGCGACGCGCGGGCGTTGACGGGCGACGCGGAACTAGGGATCGCGGACGACATGTCGCGTGTTCAGGCGGAGATGATCGCGGACGCGGAGAAACGAGAACTGAAGCTGGCGGAGATCGAGCACAACCGGCGGATCCGGCGGGCGGAGGCGACGGGCGAATCGCTGATCGCGATCGAGGAACTGTACCAGGCGAGGATCGCGGAGATCCAAGGGCGGTACGCGAAGGAACGCGAGGCGCGCGAGAAGCGCGAGGCAGAGGCGAGGGCGCGGGCGCAAGGCGATCTTGCGTATGAGGTCGCGCGGTTGGAGATCCAGGCGGCGAAAGACGGCCTCGAGGAGCGGCTGGCTCTGATCGAGTTGGAGCGGGAACGCGAATTGGCGGAGGCGGCGAAGGCCGGGCTGGGGACCGAGGACGCGATCAACAGAAAGCATGATCTGCGGGCGAAGTTGGCGCGGCAGGCGGCAGGCGGCCAAAGGGCGCTCGAAGAAACCCGCGCCGTGTTCAGCGGGTACGCGGCGGGGCGAATGGGCGGGGGTGCCCGGTGGGCGGAGAGGACGGCGAAGGCGAGCGACAACATCGATCGGAACACAGCGGCGCTGTTGGCGGCGTGGCAGCGAATCGGTGGAAAAGTTCGGGCGGGGTGATCGATGGCGACGATTACGGCGGAACGACGACGCTCGCGATGTTCGGTCGACGGTGACGACCCGTCGGGCGAAATGCTCTATTACGTTCACGGCGCGGCGAACGGCGACGACGCGAAGACGGCGGTCCGCGCCGTGCTGCCGGCGACGTTCACGGCGAGGGACGCGAGCGGGACGGCGAAGTCGTTAGTGCCGACCACGATGGAATGCGACGTTCAGCATGACGAGTCGGGGAACGAACTCTATTATGTAACGGTGCATTTTGGGCTGTTC